TTAATTTTGTAGAGTCAAGACCGGTTACCGCTTTAACTTTAAACCCGTTTACAAACACATCACCTTGAGTGGACCTAGCTTTGGTATCACTTAGATTTTTTGATTTGTTTAAAACTTCTTTAACGGCATCAGCTTTTCCTTGCTCATAAAAATGAGAGGCAATCTTGTCTACGTTTTCAGCGGCATACATAGCCTTGTGATAACCTTTCGTGTCATTAACATTGCCTTCGCTGTCTAGGAACTTCCCGACAAGGTTGTTAATATTTGATTGGTTTTCTGCAACTTTATCACGGTTTTGAATGTTGTACTTATAACTTTTATCACCGACTTTAATATCGAAACCTTCGAAATTATCGCTAAAAAGTTGTTTAGTACTTTCTTGAAACCGCTCGTGTTGTTGCGTAGCTACTTCCTGCTGCTTATTATATCGGTTGAAAAAGTCCATTGCTTTTTGCTGATCCTGAGTAACGCCCGGTCTCAACTTGATCTCGTCGTAATATTTACTCTTAGTCTCTTCTAAAAAGCCTTTGGCTTTTGCAACTTCTTCTTTAAACGCAAGTTTTTTCTTACGTATATCTTTGTCCTCGTCTAGATCTTCATCATAATCAAAGTCTTCTAAAAGAAGATCAATGTCTGAACCGTCTAAATAAGGTTTATTTTTTTTGTAATACTCTTTTAATAATGTTTTGTCGTCTACATTAGAATAGTCCGCATTTAAACGAGCATAGTCTTCTATAGTTCCACCTGTTTCCTCCATAAATGAAACTAATTTTTCGATGTTTTCTGGTAATTGTCTACCTAGTACTTTTTCATCTCTAATAGCTTCTTTAACTTCAGCTTCAGCTTTTTTAACCTCTTCAGCTGTAACTTCTTTTAATGGATTAAACTCTTCTACTTTTTCTTCGGTGGTCCGTACTTCTTCAACCACTGCTTTGCTGTCGCCACTGTCTTTGGACTCTTGGACAACAACATTGCTATCATTTGTCTCTTGTGTTTGAACGGCATTGTTTTCTTGTTTTACTTCTTCTTTAGGTATTACCACTTTGGTAACTTCCTCTTCAACTTTTTTCACTGGTTCTTTTAATTCAACCTTAGTGATTTCGTTTTTCTTACCTAAATTTTTAGGTTTTCTTGGCTTAGCCTTCATTTTGAAGTTGCCTTCTTGTTTTACTTCTGACATAATATAATATAATTAAAAAATTGTTTACTTTCTACATGAAAGCTTGCATACCCATATCGGGTTCGTTTTCAAAGTCTTTAGGTAAGCTATCGTTTTGTCTTTGGCTTATCATTTCACTTTGCTGTGTAGCTTCCATTTTGCTACGCTTGTCTTTTCTATCTTCTATAGCTGATTCTTTCTGCTGAATAGCTTGAACTTCTAACTGCTTTAATTGCATATCATATTCAAACTTTTGCTGCATTTTAATTTTTTCTAAATCAGCTGCTATTTGCATTTTGTTTATTTCCATTTGAGCTTTAGCTTGCTCATATTGAACTTTAGAACCTGATATAGCTTCTTGCTTTTGAACCTCAGCCATCGCTGTTTTTTCAGCTGTACTAGCCTGAGCATCAGCTTGAGCTTGTATATTAGCTTGTTGATTAGCTTGATCTTGAGCAGCTTTTTGTTTGCGCTTAACCTTAAGCATTTGATTAGCTAGCTTAAGATTTTTAATTTGTCTTAAATCTATAGCATCTTCTAAATCAATACCACCTTGACCTAATGCAACTTGAATGTTTTGTTCTAACTTAGCTTGCTCTTCATCATCTGGCTCTAATTCTAAGAATATACCAAAGTCATATAAGTTTAAATCAACAACCTGCTGTAATGTTTCAACATTGAAAGTTGATATAGAATTTTTAAGCGACTCAGCTGTTAATGGAAAATATAAAGCATCTGCTATTTTAAGAGACACGTTTTCTGCTAGCTTTAACGTAAGATATAAACTAGCTTGTTTAATGTGCCTAGTCGCGACATTGGATGCGTTAGCGGCCATCTTTTGAAGACCTACCAACGAGTTTTTGTCTTGCGCGCTTCCATCTCTAGCTTCATTTAATCCGGTCACATCGCGTATCATTTGTAAATAGTATTGATACGTTTGTATAAGAGCTTGTATTTTACCTAAACCGCTTGAGCTGTTAAGTTCTTGAATAGGTACTTTACCTGGATTCATATCGCCGTCTTGCGTCATTGATCTACCTACAATAGAACCAGTTTGGAAATACATATTTAATGCCTCTGCAGGATTATAATTAGTTCCATTACCAAGATCAACCTCAGCTAAACCGTCCATATCTAAATAGACACCGTCTGGTACCATTCTAGACATTACCTGTTGTAATTTAAGATGCGTTAGTTGAATCATATCTGCAAATCCAATACATTTGCTTACAACAGACTCTATGCGTCCCTTATACATTCTAGGAGCACATATCGTGTAATTCATTTCAACTTTAGTTGTGTCTGCCATTGGTCTAGACATGTTCTCTGCTAAGCTCCAGTCTAATATAGTATTAGTCCCTAAAACTTTAGCACCAGTATATAAAACCTCTATTGATCTAGACACTCTTTCAAAGTTGTCATTTTCAGGCGGATCAAATGTATCTGGCTTTTCTAAAGCTTTTAACAAACCTGAATCTGTTTGTTTTATTTTAAAAACTTGATTGTGGTAAGTCTTATATTCAAAGTACATAACTTGTACAGTGTTTTCGTCATAATTACCCCAACCAGTTATATATTGTCTATTACCAGGTGTTTCTTGTATTTTCTTTAACTCTTCTTCTGATATACCAGGAAACTCTTTTTTAAGCTCTGGTATTGTTATAGATTTTACCTCACCTACATAATATATGTCTTCAAAGTTTGGATCTTCTGTATATGAGTAAACCATATAAGCAGGATCCACATAATCAACTGTAATTCCTTCAGCTGTATTAAAATTAGTTTTACCAGCGGCAATACCAATTGTTGTAAGGTCCATGTTTAATCTACGTCTTACAAGATCGTATTTATTTTGAGCAAATACAGTTGATATAGCTTCTTCTTCTGCTATTTCAATTGATTGCTTATAACTAAGTTGCATATGCAGTTCTAACTCTTCTTTAGATTCTGGAACTACAACTCCACTTGGTGATTGATGTAGATCAATACCTAATGTTTGCTTTAAGTTATCTAAATATTCTTTAGCAACCATATCTTCTTGAAGCTTGCTAGCATATTCAGTTCTTCTTTTAACTGAGCTAGGATCTTGAGAGTAAGCTTTTATGTCGTAAGACTTCTGTGATATACCGTTAACCACGATGTCTACAAACTTAGATAAAATAGGTACTGGTTTCCAGTCTAAATTAAGATAAGACAAATCACCGTTAATAGATAATTCATCTTTATATTTCTGCACAGGTTGTTCACCTCTAGCATATAGTCTTAATGTATGGAAGTTATTCCAATTAGTTAAGTATCTGTTACCTCCAGTTCGCCCTTGGTCAAACCACTCATACTCTATTGCTTGAGCAACTTGAGTCCCGTATTCCCAGCTAGCTTTTTCAGCGTCGCTTACTACTTGGCTTGGAAAAGCACTGTTAGTGTTAGTGTATATACCCATTTAACTTATTATTTTTGATGTGACACCTTTGTTGTCGTATTTTTTAATTCCTAAATTTACAGCTTCTCTCCTTGTTGCTGGAGCTGATGGAGCGTATCTATGTTTGTTACAAGCCATTAAAGCAAGTCCAGAACTAATAGAAGCATCGTGCTTTGTTCTGTTATTTATATTAAACTTTGCCCAGTCTTCCAGTGTTCTTTGGAAATACATATCACCATAACCTGTTTCTTTTAATCCTACAAAATCTTCTATATAAGATTCTATTGCAGCAGCGTGAGCTTGTTTTATATCTTCACTTGAATTTGGTATTCCACCTAATTCTCTTTCTGTTACCGATAATTTATTATATTTTCTATCTGGTCTATTTATAGAGAACTTTCTATAACCTCTTCTTTTTAAATGATATAATAATCTAGGCTTGTTATTCTCTGCTAATATTGGCATACCATAAAAAACCAAAGCCATTAAAACATCTTCAAAAAATATTTCAGCAGTTTGTGGTCTAGCTATATATTCTAAAAAGAAATGGTTTGGAGGTACGTCTTCCATACTAAACTTAGTTAAACCGTGTAAAGATCCGTTTGACCCTCTTTTATCAACTGTACCTGATATATCATAGCTATCACAACCAAAAGCTCCGCAGTGCTCATTACCTGGATATTTGATCCCTCCTTTTATTATCACACGGTTTTGGAGATTTAAAGGTGGAATCCAGGAAACTCTGAATCTACCGTTTTTATTTGGCACAAACATAACCTTTGTGTCTTTAACTCCGTTCTCCCATTGGAAACTTCCTTGAGTAACTGATATTGAGTTTTTAAGATCTTCGTTAAAATCTATTTGCTCGTATATTTTTGTTAGGTTAAATAAAGATTCTTTAGACTCATCTCTAAATGCGTGCTTAGTTGTACGCGGAAACTGTCTATAAAATTCATTTAAACCATCTTGATCGTTTTTAAGACCTTCAACTTCATTATCCCAGTATTCTATTACTCCTTGAGCTATAACATCTCCAAAAGGAC